GCAGCAAATAGTTTACTTATAAATTATCCTGTGTTTATCAAGGACACATCAGTTGGAAATGGTGTTACATCAGTTGATAGTCAAGACTCATCAGTTGTTGGTATTGGGACTACATTTGTTGATAACATCTATAAAGTTAATAACGTTGCTACTCTTGGTGAAAATGGTGAAATTACTTGTAATGTTCATACAAACAGTACTTCTTCAATACTGGGTATCGCACAAACTGGAAATTTTGATAGTTCAAATCCTGGTATTAGTACTGAATTAGGTAAAATTTCTTGGGGTAGATTATATAATCTAACTCGTGATGATTCTCCTATCTCTATAGGAGTTACTGGTCTTACAGTTAATACTGGTTTGACTACCTTCCCAACTATTCAAAGAAAGAACTATACTGCAGGTTCACTGAGAGGTCTAAGATCATCAGGTGCTATCAGGGTCTTTGGAATTTGATTACGTTACCTCTATAAATAAAAAGAAAAAGTTAATTAACAATGTCAGCGATAATTACTGATCAATTTAGAATTCTGAATGCTAACAACTTTGTTGAGTCAGTAGAAAACATCAATAATTCATATTACGTTTTTATTGGATTACCAAATCCAGCTGGAACAGGGTCTCTTGTTGGTTATGGAAGATCTTCTGATTGGAACTCATCTACACCTGCACCGACTGATAGTTTTTCATATCGTATTCATACAGGTGATACGATGATGTTTGGTAAGAAAATATCATCTGCGAATATTAGAAGAATTATAAGAAGAGTAGACTGGGTTGCTGGTAGTAGATATGAAATTTATAGAGATGATTATAGTGTCGAAAATCCAAGTCCATTAACACAAGCAAATAGGTTATATGATGCGAACTACTACGTACTTAATTCCGACTTCAAAGTTTACGTTTGTATTGATAATGGATCAACAGGTTCTAACCCGCTTGGAAATGTCTCCCAAGATGAGCCAACCTTCACTGATTTGGAACCTTCCAAGGCAGGAAATAGCGGTGACGGATATCTTTGGAAGTATCTTTTCACTGTTTCACCTAGTGACATTATTAAATTTGACTCAACTGAATTTATTACTGTTCCAAATAGTTGGACCTCTAGCCAAGATTCTCAAATCAGAGCGGTTCGTGAAAATGGAAACTCTGACATAAACCAAAATCAAATTAAACACATCTATATTGAAAATTCTGGTAGTGGATACGCAAATGGATTAAGTCAAGAAGTTGATATTATAGGAGATGGTGAAGGAGCAAAAGCAAGAGTTGATGTTGTAAATGGTTCAATTACAGATGTTGTGGTTAGTGCAGGAGGAAAAGGTTACAGTTACGGTATTGTAGATTTAGGAACATTAAGTAGTGGTGTTAGTACATCGACTGGTCGTGCTAAACTTGTCCCGATCATTCCACCAGGATTAGGGCACGGTCATAATGTATACACTGAACTAGGAACTGATAGAGTTATTGTTTATGCACGATTTGACGATTCAACAAAAGATTTTCCTGTTGATACAAAATTTGCTCAAGTTGGAGTTGTTAAAAACCCAACGAAAGTAGGAACCTCTGTAACTTATACAGATAATACATATTCATCTCTACAAGCACTTAAATTTGAATCTGTCACTGGTGTTCCACAAGTTGGTGAAGAAATAAAACAAGTATTAACTATTTCACCAAACACAGGTAAAAATGCAACAGCATACGTTGCCTCTTATGATTCTGAAACAAAAGTATTGAAGTATTTTAGAGATCGATCTCTTAACTTCAACCGCACAACTTATGATCATACTGATTATGCTGGTATTTCAACTGCTGGTAGAATTTATGAATTTGAATCAGTTGTTGGTGCAAATAACATTGAAGGTAAATCATCATTCTTCTCTGGTTCAATCTCTCGTAATTTCTCAGGAATAACAACAAATCCATCAGGTAATAAATTAATTAACTTGGGAGTTAACTTTATTTCAGGACTTTCTAATTCTGAGATAAATAAAGGGTCAGGAGAAGTTGTTTACTTAGATAACAGACCATTAATTGTCAGGAACTCCCGTCAAAAGGAAGATATTAAAATTATACTAGAATTCTAAAATGCCACAAAAGACTAATTTAAATATATCACCTTATTATGATGACTTTAATAAGGATGACAATTTTTACAAAATACTATTCAAACCTGGTTATCCTGTACAGGCAAGAGAATTAACTGGTTTACAGTCTCTTTTACAAAATCAGGTTGAGTCTTTTGGTAAGCATATATTTAAAGAAGGTTCAATGGTAATACCAGGTAGCATTGAACTTGATAATTCATATTTTGCTGCAAAAATAAACGATACTCATCTCGGCATTGATGTTTCAGTTTATCTAAATGAAATTATAGCGTCAAATGGTGGTAGAGGAATAAGAGTTAGAGGTCAATCTTCAGGTACAGTTGCAGTTATAAAAAATTTCATATTACCACCAGCAGAAGGTGTTGAAAATATTACAATTTTTGTTAAGTATCAACAATCAGGAACCGACGGAGAAAGTGCAGCATTTCCAGATGGTGAAATATTAGTTCTTGAGGAACCTTTAACATATGGCAATACTACATTAACTATTGGAGAAACTGTATTAACACTTGTTTCTGAGGATGCAACAGCAACAGGAACTGCCTTTGGTGTACAGGCAGGAATCTATTTTTTACGTGGAAGTTTTGTTGATGTACCAGCATCACTTATTATATTAGAACCATACTCTACAACACCATCATACAGAATTGGTTTTGATGTTTCTGAGGAAATAATAAACTCAAATGATGATCCTTCATTATATGATAATGCAAAAGGATTTACTAACTTTGCTGCACCAGGTGCTGATAGATTTAAAATATCTGTCAAATTAGCTAAAAAAGCATTAGATGACTATGAAGATACAAACTTTGTAGAGTTGATGAGAACTGATGAAGGTGAAGTAAAGAAATTACAAGACACATCAACATATAGTGAACTTAAAAAATATTTTGCTAAGAGAACTTATGATGAATCAGGTGATTACTCTGTCGAACCGTTTCGTGTTGATATTCAAGAATCTCTTAATAATGAGATAGGAAATGATGGTTTATTTACAGAAAATAGATTAACTGATGAAGGAAATATACCAAGTGATGATATATTCTGTGTAAAATTATCGCCAGGTCGTGCATATGTTAAAGGATTTGATGTTGATTTACCAGGTACAACTGTGCTTGATGTTGATAAACCAAGAGATACTGAGACAGTAAATCTTGCATCAATTCCATTTGAGATGGGAAGTTTGCTTCGTGTTAATAATGTACAGGGAACACCTTTTATAAACATTGGTGGAGGAACTGCAAACGTAATTAGATTAAGTAAATCACGTAAAGTAAGTGGTAGTAACAGTCCAACTATTAACGAAGAAATTAGTAGTAGTAGAATAGGTGAAGCAAGAGTATATTCATACAATGTGACTGATGCATCATACGGTGGTTCAAACACTCAATTTGATTTGTATTTGTATGATATTCAAACATTTACGATTTTAAAATGTAGTGCATTTACATCAGCAAACGTTATTAAAGGATCAAGAATAAGAGGTAAAGCGAGTGGAGCTATTGGATATGCTGCTATGGATGCTGATTCGACTGGTGCAGACGAAATAGCATTATCAGAAACAACAGGTACTTTTATAAAAGGTGAGCAATTAGTTATAAATGAAAGAACAGTGGTTGCGGATGTTTCAATTAAGGATATTGTAGCATACACAGTTGATGATATAAAATCAGTTTTCCAAGATTCAGATGCATTAAACTCTGATTTATTATCAAACTTTAGTGCAGATACAGTTTTATATGAAAAAACAATATCAGGATTTTCATTAACTGATCAACTAAACATAACAGGTAATACTGCAACTGTAAATAATCGTAATTTTGCTGCAAAAGTTGGTATTCATACAGATGCGATAATCGCTTACCAAAGAGGAGATTTTGAAGATATAGTTTATAATAAAATCACTAATATTTCAACTGATGGTAAAACACTTACTTTAGGTGCTGTTGGTGTTCATACAGGAGTTAATAGGGGTGAAGTTCTTGGTTCAGGTATATCTACATCATCACCATTTAGACTTGTAGCACCCATTGTTCAAAATCTTGATGGATCTGGAATATTTGCAACATTACCAAAACAAAATATTTCGAGTGTAAATCTTGCAGATTCAAATTTAATTATAAACAAGCAAATAACAGGTGGTCCAGCGAATATAAGTAGCAATACTATTCAATTTTCTTCATCGGTAGGATTAACAACTTCAGTCGGTATTACAAGTGTATTTTTTGAACCGTTTGATGCAGAAAGATATTCAATTCATTATTCAGATGGTTCAACAGAACCATTAACAGATGATCAAGTAGAGATAACAAATAATGGAAATTTAATCACATTTAGTGGTTTAAAAGAATCAAGTGGAAGTGCTGTTGTAAATGTAACTCTTAAAAAACTTGGTCTTACAAGTAAAACAAAAGATTTTGTAAGAAGTCAAAAAGTTGAAGTTACTAGAACAGTTGGAGTTTCTACATTATCAAGTTTGTTAGAACCAAGTGCTGCGTATGGATTAAGAGTAGAAGATAGTGAGATATCATTAAATGTTCCTGATGTTGTTCAGGTGGTAGCGGTTCTTGAATCTAAAGATACAAATACTCCTATTTTAGATAAATTAAAATTTGTTTCTGGATTAAATTTTAATACAAACGCAATTGTTGGTGAACTAATTGTCGGAAAAGATAGTAGAGCGATAGGTCAACTTGTAGATCGCAATGCAAACGATGTTACTTTTATCTACTTGAATGATAGTAAGTTTCAGATAGGTGAAGTTGTTAATTTTAAAGAGTCTGCAATTGAGTCAGTTATACAAGGTGTAGAAGTTGGTAACTATATTGATAGAACTGACAACTATAATTTAGATAAAGGACATAAAGAACAATATTGTGATTATTCAGCAATAGTAAGAAATCAAGGTTCTGCGGTTCCTTCAAAAAGATTATTAATTATATTTGATCAATATCAAGTTGCAAGTGGAAATGTTGGTGATATATTTACAGTTAATTCATATGGACAAGAGAGGTACTCAACAGATTTACCAATAATTGGAGAATCAGCAGCATCAGATATTCTTGATTTTAGACCTAGAGTTAATAAGTTTGTACCAGATGGAACAGGAAAATCACCATTTGCTTTTGGTAGTCGTACCTTTGAATCAACCACACCATTTGTAATCGCACCAAACGAGAGTTCTTTATTAGGATTTAGTTACTACCTTGGTAGAATTGATAAATTGGTTATTGATAAAGATGAAACAGTAACAGTAATACAGGGTGTATCAGCAGAGAGTCCTACACCTCCAACAAGTAATACAAGTGCGATGGAGATAGCAACTATTATCTTACCACCATATTTGTATAATCCTAAACTGGAACCTGAGATTAGAATGCGTGATAATCGCAGATTTACAATGCGAGATATTGCGAATCTTGAAAAAAGAATTGAAAATCTTGAGCAAATTACATCTTTGAGTGCACTTGAATTAGACACAAATGCTTTTCAGGTTAAAGATAAAGATGGTTTGAATAGATTTAAGAGTGGTTTTGTAGTAAATGATTTTAAAAATAGAGATTTTATTGATTTTACACCTGATAGTGGTTCAAGATGCGATATTGATACAGTGCAAAAAGAACTGATTAGTGCGATTGATTTTTGGTCAATGAACCCTGAATTAGCTTTAGATCCAGCTATCAATGTTGAAACTGCAGATTTAAGTTCTAATTTGAGATTATTAGATCCTAATTGTAAGAAAACTGGAGATTTTATTACATTAGATTACGAAGAAGTTGACTGGATTGAAAACCCACAAGCAACTGGTGTTGAAAATGTAAACCCATTTAATGTAGTTGCATTTGCTGGTGTAATAAGATTAGACCCACCATCTGATAACTGGACAAGAACAGTTTACGTTAATAACGTTAGAACTGAATCAACAGGTGCTAGATGGGTAGAAACATCAAACGTAGTTTCAAATACTGCAGTTAGAGGAAGATCTCATACACATTCTCGTGTCGAAACTAGACCAGCGAGAGGAGGATTTCGTGCTTTCAGTAGGTCATTCAGGAGAGGAAGAAGAGGTCATTTCCACGGACAAAGATTCCACCAAGTTAGAGTTACAGAGACAAGAACAAGAGTTACAAGAAGAATTGAAAGAAGTTTTACTAATACATTAGTCGGACCTTCAGAAGAAAGAGATTATGTTGAAAGTACGAAAATAACTGGAAGAAATGTTGATCAATTCATGAGATCAAGAAATGTTTATTTCCAAGCAAGTGGATTAAAACCATTTACAAGACATTATCATTTCTTAGACAGCGGTGTCCCTGATATTGTTCCAAAACTAGTTGAAATTGAAATGTCATCTGGTACTTTTAGTATATTAGAAGATGTTAAAGTTGAATTAAATGGAACACAAATTGCTTTAATAAGATCTCAGGAACCAAATCATAAAATTGGTGATGAATCAAGACCTGAGTTTCAAGCAGGGTTAGGATCACCTTCCGCAAATGTTGAAAAATATACAGTTGATCCATATGACCGTGCAAGACCAGCACCATCAGCAACTTATTCTGCTACATCAAGACTCTTTAACGTTGATGTAACTGGATTAGCAAACTTAGAAAAATATTCTGGGTATATTGTAAGAGGTGCAAAACTAACTGGTCAGACAAGTGGTGCTGTTGCAACAGTTACAAGCGTTAATCTTAACTCAGATAACTGGGGTGATCTTATCGGAGCATTCTTCTTTAGAAATGCAAATGTGACACCTAAACCACCAAACTTATTTACAGTTGGTACAAAAACATTTAGAGTTACATCAAATGCTGATGGAACACTTCCAATACCTGGTAGTGCAGCATTATCAAGTAGTGCTTCAGGAACTTATCTAGGAACTGGTACAGTATTAACACAACAAAATAATGTTGTTCAAGTTAGAAATCCACCCCGTCCTCCACAAAGAGAAAATGAGATTGAAGTTAGAACTGCCGATGAGGTTACTCGAAGTGAACAAATTGTAAGAACCTTTGGTGGAAGAAGAAGACGTAGAAACTGGAGAAGAAGAAGGAGAAGAGGAAGGAGAGACCCTCTAGCACAATCATTCACAGTGGATGGATCAGGAGCATTCCTAACATCGTTTGATGTTTATTTTGCTGCAAAAGATGAGACTGCTAAATTGACAGTTCAATTAGCGACTGTTGAGTTAGGTATTCCTACAATTAACTTAGTTCAAGACTTTACTGAAGTTGTCTTAGATCCTAAAGATATTAACATCTCAGGTGATGCGTCTGTGCCTACAACTATCAGATTCCCATCTCCAGTGTTCTTACCACCAGATGAGGAATATGCGTTGATATTCTTATGTCCACAATCTGACAAATATGAAATGTGGGTATCTACAATGGGTCAGAAGTCTATTAAGACCACTCAATTGCCTGATGTACAAAATGTAATTGTCTCTAAACAGTATATTGGTGGTAGTTTATTTAAATCACAGAATGGTTCAATTTGGACACCAAGTCAAAATCAAGATTTAACATTCAAACTTCGTAAAGCAGAATTTGTTGAATCAGGAACTGTTACACTTTACAACACACCAATTGAACCAGGTAATTTCAATACTCAATCATTGATTCATAATCCACTTCGTTCATTACC